GGGCCTGGGCGACATGGTCGCCGATGGGCTGGCTGCGGTCGGCATCACGAAAGAGCGGGTGCAAGCGGTGACAGGGCGGCCCTGCCACTGCCCGGAGCGACAGGCGGCACTGAATCGGCTGGGTCAGTTGGTTGGCCTGCCTCCAGGCCGTGGCGTGAACGATTGACTCACCCACCGGGGGGCGTATCACAGGCAGACCGCACGACAGGAGGCAAGGATGCCCGCTGCCGACCCGATTACCGCCATGGCCCGCAGGCTGGCGGCCGAGCATCCCGACGCCCCGACTCGCACGCTGGCCCGCCGGCTGGTCCGCGAGAGCAAAGGTGCCATCACGATCGAGCAGGCCCGCAAGCGGATGGCCCGGCAGTTCGGCGTGAACGGCACGGCGAACCGACAGGACATGAAGCGGACTGTCGTCCCTCGGCCGCCGCGACAGGCTGGCGTGGTCTACGGCCTGCCGCCGTCGAAGGCCGAGCGGTGGAGCCCCTACACGCTCGAGGTCACAGGCCGAGTCGGCATCCTGTCCGACGTTCACGTCCCCTACCACTCCGAGGTCGCGGTCGCCGCGGCTGTCGAGTACCTGAAGGCCGCCGACATCCAGGCCCTGTTCCTCAACGGCGACATCTGCGACTTCTACTCGATCTCCCGATGGATGAAGGACCCGAGGTCCCGCGACTTTGTCGGCGAGCTCGAGGCCGTCCGCGGGTTCCTGGGCTGGCTGCGGCAGGAGTTCCCCGACATCCCGATCGTATTGAAGGCAGGGAACCACGAGGAACGGTGGAATCATTACATCTGGCAACACGCCCCGGAGCTGTCGAGCGACCGGCTGACGAGCCTCCATGCGTGGCTCCATCTGGCCGAGCACGACATCGAGCTCGTCGAGGATCAGCGGCCCGTCATGCTAGGGAAGCTGCCCGTCCTCCATGGGCACGAGCTGCCGAAGGGGCTGGCCGCGCCGGTGAACGTGGCCCGCGGGGCGTTCCTCCGGACGCTGGCCTCTGTGCTGGTCGGCCATTCCCACCGGTCCAGCGGCCACGCGGAAAGCGACATGTGGCACGCGGAGACCTTCTGCTGGTCGACCGGCTGTCTGTGCGACCTGACGCCGGAGTACGCCAGGATCAACCGCTGGAACTGGGGCTTCGCGATGGTCGACGTCCGCGAGGACGGCGAGTTCGACGTGGAGAACTGCCGCATCACGCAGGAAGGCAAGGTCCGCACGTCGTGAGCGAGGATCACCATTTCCTGATCCGTGGCGTCCGCGTCCTGTGGCGATACGCGCGGCTCCGCGGCCGGGCCGCCGGCTGGTCGATCACGCCTGACGAGCGGCGGCCGTACCTGGAGCGGAAGGTCCTCATCGACGCCCGCCTCCGGGGCCGGGCCAGGCTGGAAACCGAGATCCACGAGGGCATCCACCAGCTTTTCCCCGACCTGGCCGAGGAGACCGTCTCCGGGGCCGGCCGCGACCTCGCCCGGATTCTCTGGGCCTTGGGCTACCGCCAGACATGACCGTCCGGCTCACCGATCGAGACCTCGACCAGGCCGAGACGCTCTGCCGCCGGCTGGGGCCGGCCAACTGCTGGACTGGGTCCGGCGGGACGTTAGCTTCGCTGGCCTTGTGGATGGTCGGCGAGCTGCGGCAGGCGAGACGGAAGGAGCGACCGATGCGACTGATCGGGATCACTGGCAGGGCTGGGGCCGGGAAGAACACGGTGGCGGCGATGGTGCCGGGTGCCGTGACCATCCAGCTCGCCGACCCGCTCTACGCGATGGTCGCCGCGATGACCGGCCTGCCGGAGTCGCTGCTCCGAGATCGCCAGGCGAAGGAGCGGCCGCTCCCCGGCCTCGGCAAGTCGCCCCGCCAACTGCTCCAGACGCTCGGCACCGAGTGGGGCCGCGAGCAGCTCGGCCGAGATGTCTGGGTCTCGCTCTGCCAGCGGCGCGTCGAGCAGCTCGCCGAGGCCGGCTGGGATGCCGTGGTCGTCGCGGACATCCGGTTCGACAACGAGGCCGCCTGGGTGCGGCGTGCCGGCGGCGAGGTGTGGGAGGTCGTGCGACCCCATGACGGAACTGGTCAGGGTGTCCGCTACCACTCCTCCGAGGCCGGCGTCGCCGCCGACCTGGTCGACCGCCGGATCGTGAACGACGGGAGCCTCGACGAGCTGCGGGCCGCGGTGGCGATGCCGGGGCCGGTGGCCGCCTGACATACGTCAAGCCGACCGCCTCACGCCACGCGGCCCGATCTTCTTAGAGTGCCCCCCCCCCCCC